TTATAGGTTTTAATTATTTCTTTTAATTCGTCTTTCGTCCATTTTTTTGTAACGTGTCTTTTTGCTTCTAGTTCATCAAATCTTTTTTGTCCGATTTTAGAACATAGTCTTGTTCGATATTCCAACAAGTTACCTGATAAGAATTGATTGCAGGTGATGCAGCTTGAATGGACATTGTCTTCATCAAAGCGAACATTATGGTGGTTGTTTGCGTTCCAAAAGTGAGAAGCATTTACTCTACCTGTTATTGGTTTGTCACAAGATATACAAGGCAATCCTTTATCTCTTAAATTTATGTATTTATTAAAAACTATCTGAGCTGCTTTTACAATGTCTTGTACTGTTTCTAACTCAGCTTTCATTTTCTGTTTCGTCTTTTGCCATTGCTTTGCTTTGATTTCGTCAGAGAAAGCTCTAAGACAAATTGCTTCAGTGCAGTATTTCATATTAAACCTGATAGGTTCAAATTTTTGTTTGCAGTTTTTACATCTAGGCATAAATTTAAAATGTAAAAGATGTTTTAAAATTTGTCTTGCCTTCTAATACCCATTCAGCTATATGCTCAGCTCTCATTCTACTGGTTTCAATTAATAATAACATTAACATATATTTTTTTTCATCCTCATCATATAATTTATTTAATTTACTAGAAACTAAATCTTCATTTGATTCTAGCCATTTACGTGCTTCATTATTTAACTTTACTGATTTATCCATTTGTTCTTTTATTAATCCTCCTCGATTATTTTTAAATGAAACATCGTGAGCTAAACCGTGACAAACTAAACATATTTTTTTTAAATTATCACAATCATCAGTTCCACCTCTAGATTTTGGAATAATATGATGAACTTCTAAATATTCAACATCATTTTTACATATTTCACATATTTTCATATCAGTCTACAATTATTGATTCTACAAATTGACGGAATTTTATCTGCAAATCAACCTGTTGTTCATAGATTTGCTCTCGGTTCTCTCCGTAAATACTTAAAACTTGATTATCTACTTTCCTAATCTCTTGCATCAGCATATTTGCTTTGCGTTTCAAATCTCGTTTAAATACAGTTTGGTCGTTTAAATCTTCAATCCAATCTGCCAAAACAGGTAATACTGCACATAGTGCTACTAATTTGTGTTCCTTTCTCATAATTAAAATAATTTTTGTTGATTAGTATGGTTTTTAATTCTTTGTATCGCTTTTTCGTAGTACTCAGTATCAAGCTCACACGCAGTTAACTCAAAGTCATAATCGTGGCACGCTATTGCAATACTTCCTGAACCTAAATGAGTATCAAGTATTTTATCTCCTTGCTTTGCGTATTTGTCTAATATCCATTTGTAAAGTGCTACTGGCTTTTGTGTTGGGTGTATTCTGTTAAATGTTTCGCTACGTTTAGTATATTGTTTTAGTACTTTATCAAATGAAGTCCAAGCCAATTCACCATCAGCAAAATCACCACCCATATTTTTTTGCCAATACAACCAACATCTTGAAGCGGGAAGTAAATCAGAAAAGTAATTGCCACCCCAAATAATTTGATTTTTTGATACTCTATTCAATTCATTAAAGTATTGCACGTTTGGTCTTTCATTGTCCCATAGCTTTTTTTTTCCGTTTGTTTTTTTGCTACCTCTTGTTCTTGCTTTACCTCCATCCTCACCTATTCCATAAGGAGGGTCTACAATAGCTAAATCAAAATAGTTGTTTGGATAACGTGCCATTAAAAGCATATTGTCCTCGTTAAAAATTGTTATTTTATCAGTTACTTTCATAGCTCATTCTCAATTTTGTTAAATTTTAATTGGTTTTCAAGTTCGTGTTTTTGTCTACTCAGCTCCATATTTCTATTGGCTAAAATTGTATTCTCTCGGCTCAAACTGACTGAATGCTCGTAAAGATTTGTCAAGAACGCTATCGCTTCTAATAACTCCTCCTCGCTTTGCTCTGCTCCTCGAATGTAATCAGTTGCCTCAGGTCTTGTTTTTAAAATGTTCTCTCTTGCGTTTTGGATTCGTTTTTTGATAGTCCAAAGGTTTGCACCCGTTTTGATTTTTTGTAGTCCGATGTCCATTAGATTGAAGTTTGTTTGTTAGTTGGATTTCTATTTGCATAAACACGGTTACCTCTATAATCAAGCATATAATACTGGTATTTATCAACATCCAAAAATAGCTTATATATTCCGTTTTTTGATACTCCCTTTGGTTTGCTTTTGGCAACCTTTAAATGTACCTCGTTTTTCTCTGCTCCGCTACCATCTTCATTAGGTAGTCCGTAAGGTGGTCTCCACGGAATTAATACGCTTAGACCTTTTCTAAACCATACCTGACCGCCTGCAAAGTCTCTTGCCGTAGGAATTGGAAAGTATCTTAGCTCAGTTCCTGCTATTGACATTGCCGTAACCATTGGTTGGTCTCTAACGTGATTAATAATGCAGTTATGTCTATTTGTCTTTCGTGCGTTTTTTCGTGCTTGCCCTAATATCCTGCTCAAATACTTGTCCTCTCTTCCTAAGTCAGAAGATATAAACTCCTCAGTAAGCTCATTCCACGGATCAATTGTAGTAGTGTGTATTGTAATTTGTTCCTTGCGTTCAATCTCATCAACCATATCATAAAACTTTGTTATGGTTAAATCCTCATCAATCGGGTCTATCACTATAAAATGTTGGTTTATAAACATCTCAGCACTTACTTGTTCGCCATTAGTCATTGAGTTCTGCCCTTGTACATATGGTTTACCTATAAACTTGTAACATAGTTCAGAAAATATCTCTGCAGAGTTTCCAGTCTCAGGCGAAAATATGACGTGATTCCAACCGTGTAAACACGAAAGGTTTATAAGTATTTCAAACCAAAGCTCCGTCTTTCCCGATGCAGGTGCAGCTCCTATGTAAGTTGTAGTTCCTTCTTTAATTGTAATAGGAAGCATATTCCAATCCCAACCAATTGATTTGCCTCTGACATCTTTCTCGTGTCTTATGCTAAACATCTCTGCATTTAAGTCCGTTAATTTCTTGTACATATTTTATCCCTCCCAAATTTGTGATGGTAAATTATAAGATACCTCGTTGATGTAAGGAAGTGTATTTAATAGCGTTGACTTCCAATTTGAAATAGGCTGCAATTTACCATTTCTATTTATACTCCAGTCACTCTCTTTCCAACTTTCGTATTTTAGTCTTAAATCTTGCTGATTAATTTTAGGTTTCTTTTCTAAAGCATAAGCTAAAAACTCAGAAAATTCAGGTATAGTATTATTCTTTATTTCTTTACTTTCTTTAGTTGTTGCCCTTGGCTTGCCCTTTTGCTTGCCCTCTTGCTCACATACTAACTGTAACTTCTCCCATTTTACAAGGCTTACAGCTTGCCATTTGTTTGTCGTGTAGCGTGTCACTTCTTTAGACCTTTCTAACTTGTCCATTGCGGTGCGAATTTGCTTGACTGATAACCCAACTTCTTTTGCAAGATTCTCCCAACTGGTAACAATTGTACCTGCCTTTATTGCCTGCCCTTTCCAAACTCTATCTTCATAGTTTACGGATAGAAGCAAATGTAAGAGCAAGCGAGTTGCGTTGTGGTCATCATACCACTCCCAATCTTTAAGACTGCGATGTAATTTAATCCAACCGCTCATTGCTAAAATGCTCTAATGTTTTAATTAATGTGTAAGCTTGTTTACTATCAATACAAACGGTTTTTGAATCTTTTCCTTCAATAATTTCAAAGCATATATAGTCTCCTTTAGAAACTATCATTTCATCTTTGTCATTAAACTGGCATTGTAAATAAATTTCATTCATAATATAAATTTTTAGGTAAAAAAAAACCCCTGCAACTCCGTAGGCTCTCACATCTACTTCATTACAAGGGTCAATAATTCCTTTAGGTTCTATGTTGTGAGAGCGAACCGTACAAACTTAACGTTAATTATCTAAATAGGTTGCTCTTGTTGAAAACTTTTTTGATGATCATATCTTCCTTCGTTTAGCCAACGTCTTACTCTGCGTAATCTTTCGTAGTTTGTAGCTTTATTTATGTCCTCAAAGATATTTCGTCTTTGTCTCGTGAACGTTAAAGGCTCTGCCATTAGTTGTACGCAACTTTCAGTCATCTTCTGATACAATCTATCGGTCTTCAACTCTTCGTGTTTACGTATCGAGTGCAACACGGTAGAATGGTCTCGGTTTAATAGCTTTCCTATCTCTCCTAAAGTTAGCTCCTGTGAGCGATACAATGCCCAACAAAGGTAATGCCTTCTAAACACGTAGAACTGCTCTCTGCTTCGTCCGTTTAAGCCTTCTGACTCAATGTATTCTTTTACTTGTTCTATGTTCATAGTTTTTCAATTTCTTCTTTAATATCTTGTAGGTATATAAACTTGTCAAAGGCTTCACTTAAATCTCCTGTAATAAATTCCTTTGCAAATTCAACTGCAATCAAGGCGCATCTCTTAGCTGCTAAAGGATATTCTTCCCTACGCATTTTTTCATACAATTCAGTTGCTTTTTCTTTAGGTATCATTGTGGTGTTACTTTAAATTTTCCATCATTAAACCTACCTGACTGGAGTAAGTCCATTTTTTTCCAGTAAGCAAGTCCTTTGCTTGTGAATATCCATTCTTGAACTACTGCAAGTCCTACTTGGTATGTTAGTTTAAATCTCATATCTCTTGCATTTTAATTTCACAAATTCGGTTAAATAAATCAAAGTTAAAGTTATCCCAGTATCGGTTTAATTGATAGTCTCTAAACAAACCAAGTGCCCTCTTCGTGTGGGTTAAAGTGGTAGCATTGATAGGCGAACTCGTGGAAATGGTCTGATGATCCGTGAGTAAGTTCTGCGATAACATCTTCAGCTTCTGAGATTGTAAGTTCTTTGCTCCATTCTGCGGTTTCAACTGTCCAGCTTTCATTGTCGTTAATTGGGTTATAGTGATACATTAAATCTATTGTGGCGATGTGTTCGTCATCCCATCGGTTGTAAACATCTACTGTTAAGATGTGTGTGTAGGCATCAGAGTTCTTCTCTGCGTACCAGTATTTATTTTCCGTATTTTTCATTGTAGATTCTATTAGCGTATTTAGAATAAAACTTAGGTAGTTCGTGTTTCTTTACAAAATGAACTTGCGTGTCTAACGTCTTAAAGTCTTTCACAGGCGGTTTGACTGTGCTGATAAGCCACATTAAAAACATTGCTCCTACGATTACTGTAACTAAACCACCAAGTATCTGACGTTCATCTTGGTTGAGGTCTGAGAATAAAAATTTAATTGTCTTCATAACGTATCTTTTAAAAGTTTTAACATTAAATTGTAAAGTGAAAAAGCGTGTTGAGTTTCTTTGTGATCAGCACCAAGCGTATCTCGTTTGGTTACATACTCTTGCCAAAGTTTCTCCTCTTCAGCAAGCATTAGTTTTGTGTGTTCTTTCATAGCGTTTGTTTAAATGTTTATACAAAGATATAACCTTATTCGTAATTATCAACAAAAAAGTTACATTTTTTTTAAAGTTTTTTTAGATTCCTTTATTTTACAAGGCTTTCAGGCGCAAAGTTTTTTCACATAAAATAAAAAAAGCCTCCGATTAAAGAGGCTCTTACGCTATGGAGTAGGCAAATATACTAAAAATTATGGGTAAGCCGTGCTACTTGACCAAATTCTTTGTGATGCACAAAACCTTCAACTGCTTTAGGAACGTAACCATAGCCGTTGCGATGATGCCAGCTATCCGTACCTGATGGACTTCTCAATGATTCAACTGTTACTCCGATATAGTCCTTTGAAGTTTTGTGGTGAACGTGGTGCGTATAAACATAGCGATGTTTGGTTTGACTCCACTCCATCGGAAACTCCGTTGCCATCAATAAAGGTAAGTCTTGGTGTTTCGCTCCATCTCCGTGAGTCGTGCCGATAAGGTTCTTTCCGTATTGGAAGCCTTTTCGATGTGCAATTGAGCAATCAAAAGTAATGTTCTTGCAATCTTTAAACCAAGTTTGAATAACGTCAGCAAGAAAAAAGCCGTGTGTATAATCGTGATTAGAGGGATTGAAAGTAAAATGTACGTCAGCAACCCCGATAAGAAGTTCGAGAATCTCAACATAAAGTTTTTTAGCTATTAAAAAGTTAGAGTACCACATTCCATCCGTGTCTTGTGAAGTTCCTGCGGTAGTTGTTCGTTTTGGAGTATCAATGTGCAGAATATCGTTGCCTCCTATAAATAGGATCTTGTCAATAGTGAATCCGCTTGATTTGTCTAAAATACCTTTTACTCCTTCTAAGACACGCTGTACTGCTATTTGATTGTTATATGTCTCTCCTACTTCGAAAGCATCGCAGAGCTTACCTATGTGGATGTCAGCAGGATCTATGACTAAGAGATGTCCGTCACTTGATGGAT